TTTTGAAATATTATCAGAACGCTATTGATGGTATCTTCCCCGAAGTTACAGGGACACAAAATGAGTTTGACGGATCTAACGTCATCAATGGTGCAACTTCTGGTGCAGCTGGTCAACCAGATGTTAATTTCCCTGCTGTTCCCAACTCTTCTTCTAGAACAATCAACAACACAGAATATGATTTGGGTATGAAGTTTAACAATGGTTATTCCAAACCAGAGTTAGCGTCAAATAGCGGTCAGGTAGTTTATATAGATAATAGACGAGCAATCAGTCGTGCTAACGACCAAGTAGAAGACATCAAAATCGTAATCGAATTCTAATGGCACAAAATACCAACCTAAACGTCACACCATATTACGACGACTTTGATACGAGTAAAAACTTCTATCGAGTTTTGTTTCGTCCTGGTTTCCCTATTCAAGCGAGGGAACTTACAACGATGCAAAGCATCATGCAAAACCAAGTGGAGAATGTTGGTGCTCACTTGTTTAAAGATGGTGCGATGGTTATTCCAGGTCAAGTTGGTTATGACCTGACTGTTGATTGCATCATGCTCCAAGAATCTTTCTTAGGTGCTGATGTTGAACTTTATAGAACTCAATTAAATGATAAGATCATCACTGGTCTTACTACAGGTGTAAAGGCAAAAGTTCTTTACAGTATTTCTTCTACAGAATCAGATAAAGGTTATATCACTCTATATGTAAAGTATATTGAGTCTGGTGGAGCTAACAGCACTCAAGCAACTTTTTCAAATAACGAACAATTAATTACAGATACTGAAATCACTTTCGGAACCACTTTGATTGAAGTTGGTTCTCCTTTCGCACAATTACTTCCTACTGGTGCTCTGCAAACAGGTTCTGTTGCTTATGTGCAATCTGGTGTATATTTCATCAGAGGATTCTTTGTTGATGTCCCATATCAATACATTCTTTTAGATCAATATGGAAGCAACCCCTCCTATCGTATCGGACTTGATATTCAAGAATCAATCGTTACCCCAGAAGATGACCTTAGCCTCAACGATAATGCTGCAGGAACATCTAACTATGCTGCTCCTGGTTCTCATAGATTTAGAATCACCACAAATTTAATTAAGAAACTTCTTACCGATGATGCAGATAAAAACTTTATCGAACTTCTTCGTATCAATGCATCAAAGGTAGAAAAACTTCTTGATAGAACTGCGTATGATGAATTAGAGAAGAGTATTGCACTTAGAACTTTTGAGGAGTCTGGAGATTACGTTGTTAAAGACTTTGAGGTTACTGTTAGAGAAAACCTTGATGATGGTTTTAATAATGGTGTATATGCTGTAGGTGCTACAACTTCATCTGGTGCAGTTGCTGCAGAATCAAAATACTCTGTTGAATTTGGTGCAGGTGTAGCGTACGTTAGAGGATATAGAATTAAGAGATTAGCACCAACCTACGTTGACTTAGACAAACCTCGTGAAGTTAAGGCAGCACAGAACACGATTGTTCCATTTGAAATGGGCAACTTTACAACTGTAAAGAATGTTTATGGATTCCCTAATGTTGCAGGTTCTACAATCACTAATGCATATCAAACTGTAGAGTTAAGAGATGCATTTACAACTACACCAGGTGATGCAAATGGTGTTGTTATTGGTTTTGCTCGTGTTTCCTCTATGGAGCATGTCGGTGATCCCGATAACACTTTTGGAAATACTGATGATCAATATAAGTTGAATATCTTTGATGTTCAAATGTTCACAATTTTAGAACTAGCAAGTGCTCAAACTATTGCAGCAGGTTCACTAGTTGTTGGTGCAACCTCAGGTTCTAGAGCATATCTAGTCAATGCTATTTCTAGTGATGATACTCTCATTGTATATCAAGTAGAAGGTAATTTTGTAGAAGGTGAGATGGTCACCGTTGATGGAGAAGCAGTTGATACTATCTCTGCATTACATAGTTACACATATTCTGATACTCGTCAGTATGTCTCCAGAGATGAAAGCACAAATGCTGTTGAATTTACTGCAGATGCAATCTTAGAAGATGTTTTACCTGTTGAGGGTGAAACCTTTACATACAGCACTACTGCAGGTAATGTTTTAACTACAGATACTGTCAGTGCTGCTGATGGGTCTAGAACTGCAGGAACTTATACCATAGGTGCATCTGACTACACTACTGATGCAAATGGAACAGGAGCAACATTCTCTATCGTAATTAACGGTTCTGGTGCTGCAACAGTTACTATTCTTAAGGGTGGTTTTGGGTACGTTGTAGATGAAACATTTACTATAGCAGATGCCAAACTTGGAGGAGGCGGTGGTGCTGCACTCACATTTGATGTTGCTACAGTTGGTCCTTCTATTGAGGGTTTACAATCAAACTTTGCTTTAGATCTAAGACCTGGCGATCAAGTATATTTTAGTTCTACAGAATTTGTTACTGTTGACACTGTAACTCAAACTGCAATCGCTACTACTAATACATCAAACATCTTTAATTATGGAAGACAACTTGTAAATGTAACAGCTGGTTCTGCTGCTCCTTCTGCAGACACTTATAATGCTGCAGTCAGATTAAGAACTAAATTGAATGGCATCAATAATGCTGATCTTCTTAGCGATATGCCTAAGAAATACGTTAAGAGTATTTCTGATGAATCTATGATTGTTAGAAGAACATTTGATGCTCAGACTGTTGCTTCTAACTCCATCTCTATTACTTTACCTGAGAACGAACAGTTCCAAGCAATCAGTGATGAGAACTATACATTTACAGTTCTTGCAGGATCTAACTCCACTCACCCAGTTGGTGATCAGATCACTATCAATACTACCAACTCTAGTGCTGTTGGATATACCACATTCTCAACTTCTGAAAGAACAACTTTACAGATTGCTAACTTAACAAATATTACTTCTATTAAAGTAACAGCGACTATTTCTAAGAACGTTACTACTAGAAAAACAAAATCTGGTAATCAGATGTTTGTTCTTAAAGTTAATAAAACAACTCAAGATCTTGATAAGCAAAATTATAATTTAACATATTCAAATCTATACGGAACAAGAATTCAAGATAGAGATATCTCTCTTGGTTTAGTTGACTGCTATCGTCTTCATGCTGTATATGAATCTCTAGATGACAATGATCCTGTTATCCCATCTGTAACTTTAGTCGAACCTACTTTCTTTGCTACAGGAACTATCGTAACTGGTAGAACTTCAAAGGCAAGGGCAAAAGTTGTTGCTTTCTCTTCAGGAACCCTGAAACTTAATGTTGTTTATCTATCTGGTATATTCCAACCAGGTGAAATTCTTGATGGTTTTGACAGTAATAATACTGCAATCAATGCAATTATTAATGATAGTGCAGGATCTGTTATCATTGGTTCAAAAGTTGTAACTGATAGTTACTTCATGGAATCAAATCAAACAGGTTTCATGTATGATATTTCTAAAATTGTTCGTAAGAAAGGTATCGCTGCTCCTGTTAGAAAATTAAAAATTATTGTTGATTACTATAGTCATTCTGCAACTGGTGATTATTTTGGTGGTCAATCTTATCTCGATACATCATATAGTGATATTCCTTTCTTCAATGTCAAATTCCTTGCTGATTACTTAGACTTTAGACCAGGTGCAAAAAACTTGTTTAGTGGAACAGGTACGGTAGCATCTCCTGCGTTTGTAAACTGTTCTACATTTGACTTCAAGTCAAGAGTATTCAATGTATCTGGAACTCCAAATGCTACAGTCTTTGATATTCCAAAATTAAATAGTAATTTCCGTTGTGATTTTGATTGGTATCTACCTAGAATTGATAAAGCATTCGTAACTCCTGATGGTGAGTTCCAAATTATTAAAGGTAAATCTTCTGAAAGACCTCAAGAACCTGATGATTTAAAAGATGGTATGTTACTAGCAACCATATCTCATAAACCATATGGTTTTGATCCACTTGCAGATACAGTTATAGTAAGATCTGATAATAAACGTTACACCATGCGTGACATCGGTG